ATGTCGACTAAGTATGAGGCGATAATGGCAATGGTCACGACTAAGATGAAGAACACATCAGCGTCAGATGCTAACAGATTGTGCAGAGTTTTTGATGTGTGTCAGTACCTGTTCTTAGCAAGACTAGCGTCGGACATAACGGATGAGGCAGTCGAATGCCAAATTAAGAAGCTGCATGATGAAAAGCTCGTAGACATAATCGACGTTGACGCTTACATGGCGATCATAGATGACGAAGCACTTGGTGTAAAAGAGTCACTCGAACTGGCGAAATTTGCTAAGATATTCCCATGCCCTGACTTCTGCATTTATTCAGTGGTTGATGGAGTCGAAGCAAAAGCTGCAAAAGCGCATGTTGCAAGCGAGTATGTCAAGCTTAGTGTTAAGGGTGGGAAGACTGCTACTTTGTCTGATGCTGAATTTGGATTATACAGTATGCGAAACAGAGCGTTAACTTTCCTAGAAGTCCATGGTTTCTTACCTGGTAAACTAATAACCACCAACGCCACGTTGATTCCAACTCACCTTTTAGCGTACCCAAATGTCAATGCAAACACTCTAACACCAAGTGACATGGCCTTTGTGGACTTGACGGGTTCTTTCAACTATAGGCACTATGCAGGATGCGAAATCGAACTGATCAAGGATAAAGTGATTGCACCCACCATCAAGATGTCAGACGCAGACACGAAAGATCCTTCCGAGTACTCGAAGATCGAGAAGAATCAGGTTCTAAAATACCTATTCGACAAGAACTTTCTCAACCAGGAAGAAGTCAGTAAACTTGCTGTATCAGGTGAATTGTTCGAAAACTACAAGCAGTACATCTTGCTCGCTTTGAAGCCAGAGGCAAAGAAGCCTGGTTCTAGGCCGTTTTCGATGGCAACCGACGAAGTTCGTAGATTACTGTCTGAAGCAGAAGCAAATGTCGCGACATACGTTACCAGGCAGCCCGGATCTAGCCAAGGTAAGAGCACAATGGATCTTGACAGTAGGATGTCGACTTTAGCTGCAACCCCAGAGTTTGTTGTTGGATATGAGACGTACATGATGTCTTTCGATCTCGAAGGCTTTTCCCCTATGCAATCCACCAGGTTCAAAGAAAGGGCAATGAAATCTTGGTCAACTTGTTTTGCAACACCTGAGTTTGATGCGACAATAAGGATCTTCAATGACACTACACTATTATTTGATAAGTTCGGGCTAGCTGACACTTTTAAAATGGTGGGTAATGACCTCGAAGGATTCCACGGTAGATTGAACACTGCAGCTCACATAGACTTGATGGGTTATGCTGTATACAAGCTCAAGGAACTTGGTTTGACTGAAGGCGCTGCAGGCTTAGAAGTTCTAATCGACGATGGGCTCCTCAGGATAAACATCAAGAGAGACAAGGACCACATGCACTTGAAGGAAGCAGTAAGGGTGATCGATGCAGTGTATAAGTTTGCAGGGCAAAACATCAGCTGGGACAAAACATTTGTAAGCCAAGTGATGTGTCAGTATCTGAACAGAGTCTACTATGACGGAATCGAGGTCACACCTGGTGCGAAGGCCTTCCTTAGAATCGGTAAGAACCAAGAGTGTGCAGTCCCTACTTTGGCTGATGATCTGATGGCACACGCCGCTACCACACGTGGTGCAATACAGAGTGGAACTCATCACATGATGGCATATTTTGCTTATTGTATTGAGATTTACAAGACATTAAAAAGGTGGGGATTAAAGCATGTTGACAAAGAATCCATGGATAGGATTGCCTTTGCTCTACACGTACCCATTGGGCTTGGAGGTTTGGGCATCTCAACACTATTTGGACTTTCAACCAATGAGAGTTTGAGCTCACTCCAGTCAGGCGTTGCCGCAATGAAGATGATCGTTGCACAATTCCCAGGATATAGGCAGTTTGCTAATTCATTCTTGAACGCTG